ATGATGGATAGAGTAAGTACATGGAGAGCCAAGGGTAAGGGTGGGCCTAATCATGATGTCAATTCTTATGAATATTTCATAAAAAATGATTGCGTATCTTGTGGATATTCATTTCCATATGCTGATGGAAGGGAACACATACAAAGTCTGTCAGATTTCAAAAAGTTTTGGCATGATCAAAATGGTGAATACAAAAGTGCCCCTAAGTGGAACCGGCAAGGGGTTCATTTTCTTTTTGACAATTTAAAAAAAGGAGACTTTATATGGACTAGAAAAGCAGGACAGTACTATGTTGCCGAAGTACCAGATAGTCCTGAGAATCTATTTTATTTTGATGCAGGCTCAGATGCTACGGCTTTTGATTGTTCTGCTCAATTAAACAACATACATTGGATTAAAGTAGGAGCTGAGGCCGATGTACCAGGTTCAGTTTCTGTTTATAATTTTTATTCATCCATAGGACGAATTGACGTCAGAGAAAATTTATATAAAATTAATGATATACAGTATACCGCTACAGGATTATTTTCTGCGGTGAAGGCAGGAGTTTTAAGCCCTAAAGGCATAAAGAAAATTAATTTTAATCGCCATGATTTGTTTAGTTTAATTAGATATTCTGATACAGAAGATTTAGTTGCACTATGGTTATTTGATAAGTTTAATTATATTGTAATTCCTTCCACAAATAAACTTAGCACACAGAAATATGAATTTGTTTTATTAAATGCTTCAAAAAATTTGAATGGTAAATACAGGGATTCTAAAAATATTTACATACAAGTAAAGAATGGAGCAATAGACTTAAAATCAAAGGACTATACCTCTTTATTAAAAGATGATAGAAACGAAGTTTGGTTAGTGACAACTTCGGGAAGAATCGATAATTTATCTGTTGGTGGAATTATGAGGCTATGCTTAAAGAATTCAAAAGTTCAAAAAAGTTTTTGGGGTATAGAGGAACTTTTGAACTTTGCTTTTAATCCTGAAAAAAAGAATATTATCCCAGACAATATTCTTTTTTGGGTATTACTTTGTAATAGATATATGAGCTAATTGATCAAAAGATCCTAAGCATAAGAACCTATAAGTTTTGACAAAAGATGATAACAATTGCTAGTTTTACATGGGTTACGTATCAAAATGTTACAATTTTTATGGTTGTTACTAAATTATCAAAAGAGTCCCACACCAGCCAATTAGGGCTAGTGTGGGATTTTCTTATTTTATCTAAAATTACAACTTTTGTAGTTAAAAATCAATTTTTGCTGTTATATCAGCATTCTTTCATCGTTACAACAGTTATACAATGAAAGCGTTAATTTCACAACAAACAAAAAATCCTCACACCAGCAATTGCCAGTGTGAGAATTTCGTCTATTTGATAATCAATTTTGTGCCCGGATAAATCATTGAATAGATTGTTTTACCATTTTGAGCAGCCAACGTATATTCGCTCAAGCCGTTTCGTTGAGCGATCACCCATCATCAGTCACCTGATTTAACCGTGTAGTACGTGTGAGAAGCACTGGCTTTAGAATACACCTGCCAGTAATGTAGTTTCGCAGTACTGAGTATTAAAGTTGCACGATTTCTCATATATTCATATGATACCAGTGGAACCTACTAATATCTGGTTTCCTCTTTCGCTAAGATACTTTTTCTTATGTATTGGCCGTCTGCAACCCCATGTAGACGGTTTTTTTACGCAAAAAAATTTCCTACGCCGAAACGCAGGAAATTAGCCATCACTATTTATACTTCGAATCAGTAGGAATATTAGCAGAATATGGAAATCCAGTAAGCTGTTCCGTGGCTACCGAAATTAACTGATTCATTTTTCCTACCGCAGGGCTAATTAAATCTTTTCGATGTTGCTCAACATCTTGTTTTGTAAACGACTGTGAATTGGCTTTAGTAGTCCTAGTTGTAACTATAGCAGCAACAACTACATTATTTAACGAAAAGCAGGCATTGATAGTAACTCTTAATGATTTCGATGTTTCTTCCAAATTCATGGATATAGTTACAATTGTTCTATTCTTTTCAAATTTTACTGGTTTTATCGCATCTTCAATATTTTTAAACTCAAAATTTTTCAGACTCGAAGCATATAAAAAAGGGACCCTCATTTCCATTAGTTTTAATTGGAATTTTTCATTGCTCATTAACGAAAACCCTCCATTCTAAACATAACTAATTTCCCTATTGGTTAAAGTGTCAGTATATTCAACCTTATCTACCGATTTTTTTACAATTTTTCCATCCAATATAAACGGAATTACATTATTTTGCTGTCCAGACTTGTTCGTATTGTTATTTATTAAGTTTTTCGTTGTCTCCACTATATAAGTTTCACCATCAGTGTTAGGGTCTAAATAATCAAATCCGTGTGTATTTAAATTATTTAACACTTGATAGCTATTGCTTAAACGCAATTTCAATTTATCTTTTATCTCTTTATATTTTTCATCATCATGTGAATATCCTGATTCAAAGTCCAAGAAATCCGTTAATGACATCTTTAAAAAATCAGCAGTCTCTCGTTGGCCCATTTTATTTTTTGATTCTAACCTTATAATATCTTGAGACAAATCAAAATACTTAGACTCAATTTGTTCTTTTACCATTGTATCGTCGGGAAACATTTTTAAAATGAGATTTTTTAAACTTTTATACTTTTCATTCATATCCAAGGCCTCCAGATTTTTCAGTCAGGAAAGTTAGTGATTTGATACTTATTTATTGTTTCTTGACAAAAACAATTATTTTCAACCTCACTTGCTAAATCATGAGTTTCTTGGCACAACTCATCAGTTAAGATATTTGTATCAACTTCCATATTACCATTCTTACTAATTCCATAACAAAGTAAAAGTCCTTTCCAAACTCCAAAACAATCACTTAATCCATTAGGCTTTATAAAGGTTGAGAAAAAAACCCTAGGTTTTTCGTTATTTCTATTAATACGAATTTCATAACAAGGCTGTTCTTTCTGGCTATGGATCCTTTTTACAATTTTTGACGTTCTTAATAGTCCAAGTTGATCTTTTACGTATATTTCTATATAATCATGATTTTTATCTGCCATTTCTCTAAATATTCCCGTATCCACATCATAATCACATTCATAAAGATGTTTTATGATGGATATAAAAGCCTGTTTAAAATATTCATCTTTAGAAAGTACATTTCTAAACAATTCTACAAATAAATATTCTCGTTGATTTTCGTTGAAGGGATTATGAGGCCAAAAAAAGTTATTAATACGTATCACTTCCTTAAACATCCTAATGAAAAATGTCATATTTTAAACCAAGTAATTTTAAAAAACGTATTATATCTAAAAACACATAAATATATCAAACTACTGAAACGTGATTTTTATATTACAATAATAATTGTAGACATTACTTTAATGTTAATCAATACTTTTTTGAGCTTTGATTATTTAAATGTTCTTCGAGACTTTATACTCATAGGATTAGATCGCGATATTTAAAGCAAAAAATCCCCTACGTCGAAACGCAGGGGATTAGCAAATTCAATATTTAATTATACTACTTTTCGCCTGTTTATGAGGCGGATTCTGACGTCGTTTCAGCGTCAGAAGCTGCAGAACTATTCACTGCAGCGACTGTGGACGTTGGTGTTTGTGCTTCATCAGCAACTTTGTTAGCCATTGCTTCAACCTGGCTTTCCTCATCGTTATCAGTCGTTGGTGCCGTCACCGTTTGAACGTCAGTAATAACGCCCAGCATCCCGAGAATCGTTAATACGGTATTAACAACGGCCACAATACTTGTCCAGTCACCAGTAAACTTAATGCCGAACATGGCAAAGATTTGTTGGATCAAAACGATTAGCAACGAAATAATCCCAGCAATTAATTTTCCATTCAAGCTTCCGTCAGCATTCTTAAAACTAATTTTTTTCATTTGATTTGACTTCCTTTTCATATAGGTGTTTAAGTTCAATATCATGACCATCTAACCGACCTTCTACCTTAATGACCCGGTTTTCAATAGCATTCATTGTGTCGGCGTTTTGCTGTCGTACTTTTAAACTTTCATCAGTAAAACGGCTAAGCCGCTTGCCTAAATCGTTAAGCGGGATACGGACCGTCTTGTTGAGAATCCAATTAGCTAATATACAAATACTAGTGACAATGGCAACAATCGATCCCCATTCATCCCAACCTAATCCTAATAGTGTATGCAATTATCGCACCACCAATCGCTGGCTAGGATAGATAGTGGTGTAAATTGACTTTCCATTCTGACTAGCTAGTGTAGTCATGCTCAGGCCGTTGCGTTGTGCGATTGTCCACCAGCTGTCACCATACTTAACTGTGTAGTACGTATGAGTTGCACCACTCTTTACATATTCCAGCGTATTACTTGCCGGGCCGGTTGCTAGATAGCCATAGCCATTAAAACGTGGCTGACGTACCCAGCGGTACCCGCCCTTAATAATGGCTTGATCAGTCTTTACCGTAGTTCCAGCTGGCAAAATAGCGATCGTATTTGATGACGTTGACGTGCTTGTGTGCAGCTTAACCGCAGTCTTGAGTGTGTAGGTTTTCTTTTCCTTGACCCACTTTGCCGAGGCAGCCGGCTTGGAAACATTTTTGTTTGCTTTTTGGTTGTTAGTCTTAACTGCACCTTTATTAGTCGGCTTGACCGTTGATTTCTGGCCAGCAGTGTAGTAGTTGCTATTTAATTGGCTAACATCGAAGCCACCATAGCTAATACGGAACTTAGCCGTTGATGACCACTGCCATGCGTGGTTAGTTGAATACCAGTTCTTACCGCTAACCACATACGGGTAAGAGGCAATCCAGCCAGTTTTACCTTTGACAGTCATCTTATTGTTGGCCCATGATCCTGACGTGTAAATATCGGTTCGGTAACCAAACTTCTGAATCTCTTTCATGAAGGCGGCATTGTTGCGGTCATTGGTTGCTTGTGACAAGATCCCTTGTTCCTCAGCCGATTCTACGTCCGTTGCCAATACTGCGCCCACCGGTAGTCCGGCCGCTTTGGCTGCCTGACCAGCAAAGTCAGCTTCGGCAATTGCTTGAGCCTTAGTCTTATAATGGGCAAAATGATAGCCGTTGACGTATAAGCCAGCTGCTTGACCATTAGCAATATTGCTAGCAGCATAGCCGTCTTTGAAGGTTGTTCCCTCACTAACTTTGACGGTAAGGGCCTTAACACCGAACTCATTACGCATGGATGTGTACTCAGCGGTGCTCATGTAGCCGTTGTTATTCGACACATCGACCATGTCCATGCGAGCAGCCTGACTGGTAACATTGACCATTAAAAAGGCCATAAAAATGGCGCCCACCGTTAAGATGAGTGCCTTTAAATTGTGCTTATTCAATTTTCCACTCTCCTATTGTACGCTGTTATTATCTGCGGTAGCTGCTGCCTGTGCAGCTTTGTAGGCTGTAATTGCATCGGATACTTGAGTAACCTGAGCTTGGGTAATCAGTGATTTTACTAGATAATTGCCAGCGTATACAGTTGCTAAGTCCGATGGAATCAGTCCATTGTTAATGCTGCTAATTAACCCGTCTGTTAAAAATTCGCTTAAATCAAAACTCATGACAAAGTCCCCCCTAGCGCTACAATAGCCGCTTTTATTTTTGCGTAATCTGCTTGTGTCAAAATTTCTGTTGGATTAGGACACCAATCAGTAGCTACACTACCTTTTTCGAGCTTCATATTAGACACTGTAATTGTTGACGTTTTTGGCAAATATTCTAGGTGAAATTCAAGGGAAGTAGCTATATTGGCAGAGCTGTTTGATAGATTAAAAACAGTAACCTTATGACCTGATGTGTTACTACTTGAAATATTAGTAATATCACTAAAACCCCAAGGGGAACCAAGAAACTGTTGTTGCATCTGCCCTGTATAAGAGTTAGCTGTATCTTTAACAGACCAATCATAGCTTAGGGTAAATGTACTACCGTATTTTTGATACAAGTCATAAGCTTTCATGCCCCCAACTAGGGCATAAGTATATGCAACTTGATTAGTAACATTATTACCCGTGATAGATGCAGGAGTCGCAGTCCCTACCAGTAAGTTAGTCCCAACCGCGCTATTATCAACTTGCGTTTGGAGCGCAACAAAAGCTGGTGCTGTGGTCAAACCAGCATTATCAACAGTACCTGTGTCACCCTTCAAAGAAGCAAGCCAGTCCGTTTGTGAACCTTTATAGCCATTAATTACTGCGACTTGGTAGGCAGACAGACCATCATCGCCTTTGTCACCCTTGTCGATTGTATTTGCGGCTTTATTCATTGCTTCCACAAAATCATCAAAAGCAATCGTGGTTATACTCGCACCAGACTCGTTCTCAATGTTGTTTGTAATGGTAAATCCCAGTGGTTTATCACTAGGATAAATACTTGTACCTGCCTGGTCAATCACCCAAATTTCTAACTGATAATTCCCAGCCGGCAGACCTGCAATCAAAGTCGGCATAGGCTGTAAATTAAGCCAGCCCGGTTTTAGGCCGGCCAAACTAGTAATCGCGATAGACTGACTTCTTAAATAACCGCTGTCATTGCCAATCTTGGCGGTAATGCTAGTAGCCTGTGTTAAGTCGATAGCTGACCCGGCGTTTTTGCAAATGAAGGTAAACGTCGTCTCGGTGTCGCCTTGCTTTATTTGCCGAGGTGATTTAGTTGTAAACTCTAACGTTTTAGCCATCGAATAGCCTCCTTTAATCATAGTGCGGCAGATGACGCTACGTAGTCCTTACCGGTGATACTTTTGTAGTCAGCAGCCGTAATTGCGCCATAACCCACGTAGCCATCAATCTGACAGCCAGCATCAAACATCATTTTGACAAAATCAAGCATCCTTGCCATCTCCAATCTTTTGTTCCAGTGCTGCAACCTTTAAGCCTAATGCGTTGATAGCTTGCATTACTGGCGATGGTGTTGTCATTGCTGTTCCATCACTAATAACTGGTGTTGGCATGATTGTGTTGTACATAACCATATAAAAGCCGTCCGCAGCGTGGGTCGTTAAATCATCAGGCACATATCCGTCATAATCATAGGTGCTATCATCCTGATTAACACCAATAATATGGTTATCTTCATTTAAAGTAAGCTTCATGCTATCCCTCCTTATTTATCAGAAACTGTGGCTGTAATTGAATAGCTTACAGGCGTTACCTTGGTAAATGCTGGCAACGAGTAAATTTCAAGTGTTGAGTTCGCTGGAACCGTATAAGCGTAGTGGAAAGCGCACATATAAATGGTTCCTTGTACTTCTGCATAACCAATCAAATTAACAGTTCCAGGTGTGATGGGAGCCGATAGATTAAAGGCGAACGAAGTCCCAGCGATATTAACTGACACGGTGGCATTCATATTAGCGTAATAAGAAAAATCATTAGTCACTAATTGACTAGCATTTTTAACATCTGAAATCGTACCTAACACTTGATTTGACAATAATTTAGACATAACGTTCTGTTTAACTAAATGATAGGTGCTCCCAGCTGAATCCATTGTGCTGTTATACAGCCCAATTCGAGACTTCGAATTATCCTGCAAGTAAACTTGGCTACGTTCAATGTGAACATCTTCAGTAACATCAGTGTTAGTTGATAAATCCGCACATTGCCAACCGTTTAATCGAATATTTGAATTAAAAACATATAGTGCATTCATTTTATATTTCGAATACCCACCAGCTTTAAGTTGATCAAAATAAATATTATTGCAGCTTAGAATTACGGCTGCTTTAACCGAAAAGCCTTGCGTCTTTACCATGATATTATTGACATTAACCAACGCTAACGTTTCATCAGGAATATCATTTAAAAGTGTCAATTGCTTAAATGGTGTTGATGGTGTTCGTAGACAAACACTGGCTTCCAATAAACTAGCAAACGGGTTAGATGCGGTACCGTCAGGATTATAGGCTGAATTATTACCAACACAAAAATCAATCGTATCTGGGTCAGCGTTCTGAATTGAAACCAACATCGAACCAGATACCGGAATTTTAAAATTGTGATTTGTTTCGTAGAATTGGCTTAATCCACCCCACGTGCCAACATTAATGCCTGAAGATAAATAAATTTTACCGTTATCGTTAAAAGCCATGCCTTCTATTTCACCGGTAGGATATAAGCCTTCCTGAAAATCGTCAAAAGTATAGGTTGTCCGATAAACTAGCGTTTTATTCGCATAATCAATGGTATAAGCCCAAATTTGAGACTTGCGGCCACCAATCCAGTAAAGGTCCGTTCCATGGACTTGCACGCCTTGCATATACCAAGGATCATAACCAATCAAATCAGACCATTTAATCGTAAATTGCAAGTTCCATGATGAATCATAGAACTCCATTGTCTTGTTATCTGCCACAATAAAGCAATTGTCTAAATTATCGTACCCAATAGAATGGATAAGCGGTAGGGCTGTTTTGCTAGTTAGATCAATCGTATTTTTAACCGTTAAGGTTGCTGGGTTAATCTGCAAGACTTTGGTTTTATGAGCTTCGTCAGTATTGGTAGCATCTTCAGCCATTGCAAAGTAAATATACCCGTCCGCCGCATTATAAGTCATCGAATTGCCATGATAGCCCATAATTTCATTGGACAAAATCTCAGTACCAGTTTCGACGTTAAATTTAACTAACGTCCCATACCGCAGATCAAGTGGGTAACTGTTCTGAAAGTATTGGACCACTGTCGTATTACCTAATCCGGTGAAGCCTTGCCCGTTTGAGGCTACCGATCCTTGTACACGGTACTTCTGACCAAGCCGGCGCATATTCGCAAAAGTCGTCGCACTAGTAACCGACGCATCCACCTTACTTTGTAACGATGCAAAATGATCTTCAAATTGATTCAGCGCTTTATCAAGTGCTCCTTGAGTTAATAGCCCATCTTGTTTAATTTGCTGTTCAAGTGTCGTTAGCAGTGTTTGCGTGTCAACGCCTTGGTTGCTCAGCTTGGTGAACAAATCTGAAACTTTCTGTTTCCAGTCGTTTAACGTGCCATCGGCATCATCAATGCGGCCTTGCAATTCATCTAAGAATTTCTGTAACTCAGTTCTAAACGGTGCCTTATTCACAAACATGTCCGGGTTGCCATTGTAGACATGGAACCAGACATTAAAGGTCGTAACGCGTTTGCCATCAGCATTTTGTAAACCCAAGAACCCATAAAAAAAGCCTTCCTGGGGGAACATGGTTCCGGGAAGGTTCATCTTCACTCGACCTAAGCCAACAATATCATCGCTAGTCCCAACATAGCTAACTGCTTCACCGGTCTCAGCCGTCACTTGGTTATTCTCATCAAGACTACCAACAAAGCCAGTCAAAAATGGCACTAGTCCATCTTGAAACTGTTGTGCTAGCCCCCGCTCTTTAAAATGGACGGCCAGTGGAACCTGTTCATCTCCCACTCGGCCGTTGAAGCTATCACTCAAATTAAACGCATCGCCGGAACCAATTTGTTGCTTGTACGTATCCAACGTAATTGTACTAATTGCCATCTAATCACCTTCCTCTGTAATCTCTACTACTTTTCCATTAACAATTTGAATCGGTACATCATACTTATTCAGAATATTGACGATAGCTTGAACATTAGCATCTCTAGTTTTGTTGTCATCTTTGATATTTTTTAGATCCTGATTAATCTTATCCTGATCCGAATTTAGTGTAGCCTGATTACCAAGAACCACATCGAAAGCGTCTCGAATTGTTTCAAAGTTAGTTATCAGCATTTTCCGTAACGGTTCATCGTATACGGCAGACAATTCATTAGTGAATAATTTAATACTCATTCAGCTGCCTCCTTCTTTTTCCACGTCACTTTTCCATCATTATCGATAGTAGGCTCCCATGCAGTACCATCTGGTGAGGTCAACTGTCCGAATAAACTTAGTCGTTTGTCCAAGTCATCACTAGTAACTAACTCTGGTTTATTGGCAATCTTCTCCCAACTAATTGGAAACTGCATTGAAAGAATATTAATAGCCTGTTGCACCGTCATTTTATCCATTCGCAGCACCACCCAACGCATTAAGTCTTGCTAGTGTACTCGTGTCAGTTATTAAATCATTTCCATCTACAGCATCAAGTCCGGCTTTTAATTGCTCAATCTGTTTGCCAGAGTCATTATGTGCAGTCTGCAATCCCGCGGTGATTTGTGTAAAGCTTTTGGTCATATTGCCAAATGTCACGCTAGTCGTCGCTGGGTTAACCAAATCAATCACGGTTTCACTGATTCGAGTTTCAACATCCACGCCATTACGATCTCGAATATAGCCGTAATTTCCAACCTCACTGTTATTAATCATTCCAGGTACCGAGTTAGTCATGAAATCATTCAATGTCGCGGTTCGCTGAATTAGCGGCACATCTTGTAATTTCGATTTCAAATATGCCAGTAGGGAATCACTATTCGTGAACCGCTCATCAGAAATTGGCTCTGCATCAATTACACCCCACGTTGTTGCGTTAGGACTCGTGTACTCAGCAGTAGCCAATGGCTTTTCCTTGTCGTCTAACTTACCTGTCCCTTTAATATGAGTTGCAATCGTCGTGTAATCACTCTCATCTGTCAACGAGCTAAGATTCAATCCATCTAACCAAACGAAAGCATCACGCTTACCAACTTGTTTATAAATATCAATGTGCTTGCCCGTGCTAGTCCATTCGAAATTGAAGTCTGACATCAAAGTGTTTAAGAATAAATCAAACGCTAAGCCAGTACCAAAATCTTCAGAAAAATCATAATGATTGAAATCATCATGAATTGTATAAGTAAAACCAGTGCCTTCAGTAATTAGCTGCATGCAGCTATCGAGCGACTGAGATCCTTTTATACTCTTTTCAACGTAATGGTCGTTTAAATCGTGCACAGAGCCCAGAAACGTTGCTTTAACATTACGACTACCACCGATGTTAGATCCATTCATGGTCTGAATACGGTAAGCTTCGCCACTATCAGAATCCAGCAAGAGCGTGCGTGGTTGCAACATGCCCACAGCAGACGCATTCGTACCCTCGTTAATGAACGTCAATTCCAACTGCGCCACCTGATTCACAGTTTGAGTCAATTGTGCTGAAATTGGGGTAATTGGTAACTCATTACCCGTTACATCACGTAAATAAAACACTTTAGCACCTCCTAAACGTAATAGCGTGTATCAAACTCCAAATCATAATTCGTTGCACCCGCCACCAGTAATTCATTAATGCCTTTGACGTAATCTAAATAGGCATGATTACCCTTGCTGTAGACATTCACGCCATCTACAACTGGAACCATGCCATATAAAATTAGAGTCTGGGATTTCTTCAACGCTTGATTTAACTGAAACACTTGTCCCGTAGTTTTGTTAGTAATCGATAATTGACTAGCCACATCTCCATGGAAGGTTAATGTGGCCGTCTTGCCATCAGCCAGCAACGGAATTGAGCCACCAACAAACACCTTGACATCGCTTTGATTGGTGAAACGATACGGTGGTAAACATGCAAACGGAATATCAAATCCTAATGGTATGTTATTCTTCATGTTGGCAGTGGTGTTAATCGTCTCACCAAATCCACCAGTAACAACTAGGTTAACTGTGATATCCTCCGTCATAATAGGTGACGCTTCATAAGGGTCTACATTAAAACCATCATCCGCATGGACTGGCCAACGAATCGATGGAATGACGCTACTAACAACATAAAAATCCTCGTAGCCGCGAAATAAATCAAACAGCTTCAACCGCATTAGTTCTTGGTCAACTGAGTCAATTGTTTTGACATCAAACACTAGTGGTATCTTGCGTTCACTCGTGTGTGTTTCAGATGAAGCTACATTGTACTTACCAACTGGCGTGTAAGTTCGAGTGAACGTTGGTGCAGGTGGTGAAAACTTTTCTACTTGAATACCCAAATCAGATAGCCAGTAATTACTGCCATCCTGTTGAATCACTTGAATATCTAACTCCATCTATTTGCCTCCTCTCGCTCGATCAATGACAACATCTTGGCCTAGAGCCAGCTTAATTAATGGATATTGGGCATTAAAAAGAACGCCATTATCTAGTTTTGCAGTGATGTTAACTGTCTTACTAGTAATTGCGTCCACTAATGACTTAACCATACCTAATACCTCACCAGTTCCGTTTGCCGTTGCACCACTGACTGCGACGGGCCCACCGTTCTTAGGAACATCTACGGGAATGGTACTCTTTAATCCAGCGGCCTGTTCCGCACTTGTAGCAACAAAAGCCTGCTGACCAAATGACATCTTGACAGCTTGGTCCGTTAAATACTTGCTGTAATTCGACTGATCATCTGGAATATGAATTTCGCGTTGATTATGCTCAGATACCCAGGCTAACTGCTTCTCATAGGACTCACCGCCCTTATCAAAGCGGCGATGACCACTGGGCCCAGAAGCTTGTCCACGCCACTCACCATATTTGCCGTTATAACCTACACCAATATCTGAACTCCAATTGCTATCGTTAAAAAACGCTAATAATTGATCCCATGCAGATAAGATATTGTGGTGACCGGGTAGTGCATAGGTATCAAAAGTAGATCGCTTGTATTGTAGTAGCCCCATAGCTGGGCCTGTACCGTCTCCGTCATCAATTCCTCGAATGTGAGCATTGCCACCTGATTCGTTCTTAATCAAATATTGTAACTGCTTTAGTTTTTCACCGTCTATGCTTGTCTTCATAGCAAGTGCTGCACGCTTAATCATACTTGGATTATACGTTGCACCGCCACCACCAATATCGCCTAGACTGTCCTCTAGTTTTTTCAACCAGCTAGTTTGTTTCTTTTCCCAAGCTTTGGTATCTGGGCCAAATTGGTTCTGTGAGCCACCCGGAAATAAGTTCATGTTGAAACTAGAATCTATTAGTTTTCCCCAGTTCTTAATCGGGTGCTCCATGAACTTCATGGCATCACCAAATAGGCTCTTGATCCAATCAACAATGTTGCCACCAGAACCAGTCGCAAACATCGGTAACCCCATCATTTTAAGGACTGGTGCCGCTTTTTCAGTATCCTCACCTGAAAAGACTTGAGCACCGACAGGCAAGTGAGTCACAGTAGGAACAGCTGGTGACAGTCCTAATGATCCATTACCGTAATCAATCAATTCTGGCTTATAACCATCACCGACTATCGCGGTTTCAGGACTTGTGATTTTACCATTAGTACCGGTTTTATGTGGTATTCCTGTCGTTATGCTTAACTTGTTTTCAGTTGCCGTGTAAGAACTCTTGCCACCGACTGCTTTTGACAATGCGTTAACACTGGCGCCACCTTGATCTAAGTTATGAGCCACACCTTTTCCAACCCCACCAGCAGACTTAAGAGGATCGGCAGCTTTCTCAACTAGGCCTTGATTAAATGATTCCATTGTATCGTTACCAGCACCAACAGCTTTTTGCCCCAATGTCATAACATCTTTGATGGTTTGAGCAGTCCCTGTAACTGAATTAATAGGCACCTTTTTTTCACCGTTGATACCATCGTTATAACTATCCATGGTTGCACGACCACTTGCACCAATATCAATATTAGTCTTCCCTTTAACCATTGCTGCTAATACTTTCAAGTAGTTTTCAGTTGAAATTTTCTTATCAGCATAAGCCTTGTTGAGAGTATCCATAGTCCAACTACCTTCGCCACTAATATTAATCTTGGCGCCAGTCTTTACTGCCGACTTTAACTTATTCAATGCAGATTTAGCACCTGGAATTCCTAAATCAATACCATTTGCTAAGGTATCAATATCTTTTTGACCAATCTTTTTCAAGTTATGATCAAAGATATTAGAAATTGCTTTACCATAACGTGTCTTTAAACCACTCTTGGTAATGATACCTAAATCCAAGCCTAATTTGAGTGTTTGAATATTGCTCTTGCCTAATTTAGATAAATCTTGCTTAAAGATAGTAGCATATTGTTTGCCATACTGGCTTTTCAATTGAGCATCAGTAATATCGCCACTCTTGAGTCCTTCTTTTAAGGTTGCTATATCAGTTTTTCCGAGTTTTGATAGATCCTTAGGAAACAGACCGGTAATATTGTCTCCAAACTGTTGTTTCAAATCAGAAATGGTCACGGCACCATCGGTTAACCCTTGTTTCAGAGTATCAATTTCTTTTCTACTCAGCTTAGACAAGTCATGCGGGAAAAGTCCGGTAATTGTATTACCAAAAACAGGAGCTAAATCTTTCAAAGATAAGATTCCCGTTGAGAGACCAGATCGGAGTTCCTCTTTCTCAGAACCAGTAAGATCACTAATGTTCTTTTTCCCATCATCTTTAAATCCCGTTAGAATTGAATTGAAATAAACTTTCGCCTCTTCATATCCTTGTTTGTTGCCCGACTTGATGTCCTCCCAAAATTGTTGTGCAGTTTTATAACCGTACTTTCCAAGCGAGATGTTTGCAGCACTGTCAGAAAGATCAAGTCCCCATTGCTTAGCAACATTAGCTGGGTTACCTAGAGTTCCTTTATTCAAAGCCTTGACATAATTATCATGAGTTTTTTCTGCATTAGCAGCTAATTTAGCACCTGATTTGGTCGTTTCTGCCAACATGTTATCAGCATCAACCTTTGCTTGTGCAACAGCAGTAGAGTCAGACATTCCCATTGCTTCATAGGCTTTTTCTTGAGATTTCTGGAACTTAGCTATATTCTTTTCAATGGTCCCATGCGCGTTGACTTGATCATCAATATACTTCTGGTTATCCTTCTTATGGTCCGCAATCCACTTGGCTGCCGATTCTTCGCTGTTGCTGACATCGTCCCAATAGAGCTTTTCCTTTTTGCCATTCTCATCGGTAATCGTTTTAGTATACGCATCATCAAGCGTTTGCTTTGTGCGTAAGCTTTCACGACCATTGTTGTTATACGCATCGCCGGCTGCCTTTTCAGTTTTAATGTATTCCAACGAAGCCTGAGTTTGTTGCTTGTTACGTTTAGCATCTAGCATGGCAAGTGCTTGGTCGTATTGGTCCTTACTAATTTGGTCATTCTTTCTCAACGATTTCAATTCAGATAAGCTCTTCTTATAACTACCACTTGCTTTGCCATAAGTCTTGGAATATGCCGAATCTGCTGACTTTACGTCTGCCTTATACATGCCATCCGTAATAGTTCCGTGTTGTTGAACGTAGGCTTTATATAATGCTTGCTGGTCTTTGTAGGCCATGCCAAACGCAGAGATTTGAGAGTCAATGTAAGCTTCTGCCTCATTCAACTTGGCTTTCTGAGTAGCGGATAGCTTAGAGAAATCACCATCAACAGATTTGAGAATGCTCGCCATCGTCTTCTTGGCTTTCTCCAACTTACTAGTCTGCCCATCTGCGCGTTTGTCAACACCCTTTTGCACTTGCACTATCCAGCTATTGCCAGCACTGCCAAAGCTACCAGATAAGTCAGATAACGCATCCAACCCAGCCTTTTTAGTTTTGGAAAACTGCTGCTCAACCATGTCAGCCATCTTACTGTATTTAGAAACCACATCACTAGATAACTGCTTAGACTGCTTGCCTACCGCGGTGTCCAACAGTGCCATATCATTCTTGGCTTTTTGATGTAGTTCATTAAACGATCCAATCGCTTTTTGCGAGTTTTGACTAATATTGGCACCATATTCGTCCATCGAAGCACGTTGACGCTTCAACTGGTCACTATGCTCCTTGCCAGCTTTAATCGCAAAGTAAGTCGCTGTCCCCACGGCTGCTACACCAAGAACTACTGGAGCGGCCGCCGCAGCCAACGCGCCTAATCCTGAAACTGTGCCTAATGCTGAACCACCTAAACCTAACAAGGAGGCTGAACCTGCCTCTGCACCACCACTAAGGCTAGCAATAACGGTACTGGCCGCACTGCCATCTTTAACCAAAGTGCCAAATAACGGTGATAGTTTAGCAGCACCAACCAATAGTTTCATAGATCCACTAGTTAGTAGCCCTACACCAGAGGTCAATTTTCCAAACATGCTAATCAATGGACCGCCAGCCGCAACTGCTAAGCCTGTATTAAGAATTAGCTTCTGTGTTGCTGGATCTAAGTCGCTAAAACGGTCTAGCATATTCTTTAACTCACGAATAATGGGCGTGAGGGTTGGTAGGAACTTCTGCCCAAATTCAATCTCTAAAGCGTTTAAACTAGATTTAAATTGGGCCATAGTAAACTGACTAGTGTTACGCATTGTTTTGTTGTATTTATCAACGGTTCCATTGCTGTGTTCGATCTCGTTAGATAACGATTTGTATCGGTCAAGATTAGCGTCCATCAAGGTCATACCGACCTTCATATTTTCTTGACCAACAACGTTATACATAAATGACTGGCGCTGCTTATCATTCATCTTCTGGTAAGCACCCTGCATTTGTCCAAGAATATCAAAGACGTCTTTCATTTTGCCTTTGCTATCGAATACTTGAATATTATATTTCTTTAAATCCTTAGCTGCTTGACCTGTCCCTGTTCCAACTCGTGTCATCAATGATGACAGCCCCGTACCAACAGAGCTAGCGTCAATACCAGCAGACTTTAAGCGCCCTGCAATTGCCATAAATTCATATGTTTTAACGCCCATGGCGTGCATTGCAGCACCAGCATTACCACTAATTTCTTTCAAATCGTCTAATGACATGGCTGACTTATGGGTGGCTTCAGTCATCTGATTCATCAAGCTATTACCATTCTTGATTACAGTACTGTTTGAACCCAAGTTCTGACCAAACTGCTCAAGCATAGAAGCAGTCAGTTTAATAGACTCCCCAGACTGATCGGAGTTAGCTGTCATAGTCTTTAACAACTCTGGCATCATTCCCATGGCTTGTTTGACATTGTAACCATTAGAAACCAATTCAAACATACCATCATTGATTTCTTTGGTACCAACACCAAACTCTTTGGACCACTTTAATGTGTCTGAAGATAGATTCTTCATAATTGAGCTTGTTTGGCTAGCAGAGTATCCTTGTGCAACAACTTCCTTACGGATATCAGCTAATTGATATTGATAATCGGAAGCGGCTTTAGTTACTACACCCAGTGCTGTGACAATAGGTACCGTGAAACCGATGGTGGCTTTACTTCCCAATGAACTAATCTTTTCACCGGCATTTTGTATCTTAGTACCCATTGCCATAGCTTTATCGGCTACGGCAGCCATTTCAGGTGTTAACGCACCAACACTCTTTTGCAACTTGCCTGCTGACAAAACCAGAGCTTGCTGTTCACGTTCAAGGGCAGCATATTTGCTTTTAGCCGCTACTACTTCAGCAGAATTATCACCTTCTGCTCGTGACAGACGACCAATTTCACCAGCTGTTGCTGTCATCTCTTGTCGGTTAGCTTGCAACTGTGCTTTATAAGAGTTCAACTTAGAAACTTGAGAAGACATGTGCAGCCCTGCTTGTTCTTGAGCGGCTGATAGCTTACTATAGCTGGCTGCAGTTGTCTCTAACCCTTGATTCAACACTTTTAAATTGGCAGCTGCTTTCGGGCTAACATCCACGTCTTTAAATGTTCGCTTAAGAACTTCGGCTTGTGCAAGCGCCTCTTTAGCGATTAAGTCCACGTTAATCTTGACACTACCAGCAATATCAGCCATCTACACACATCCTTTCTAAATCTTGCCCTGCTCCCGTAGCTCTTTCATCCGTAACGCTTTGTGTGGCATATCTAAATTAGCCAGCTCGATAGATAGTTCATCTGGTGTCAGCTTGCCGTCGCCATCGGTGTGAGCTTGCTTTAAACCATAAATTAGCTTCATTTGTTTCAAATAAGTTTGCGTATCAGCATCCATATCATCGCTAACCTTGGTCAGTCGAAACCTGATAACTTTTTTAAATTGCGTATCTTCATTAAGACCATCCAACATAGTGGTAAACCGTTCCCAACTGAGGCTATCTCGGTCTAAATCGATACCGTACTGTTGTTGGAACCCAGCCTTGATTAACGATTCGTCTTCATCAAAATCAAAAGACCGCTTACCAGACTTGAGCACCTTAGCTCGAACCCGATCGCGGTCATTATTGATTTTTGTATTAAATATTTCAGATAGTAACTGGCCCTTATCCTCAAAACGTAGCTTGCTCGTATCGTCTAATACCAGCGCTTTTAAGCTGACTTCTACACGCTCTGGTATAGTTAGGCCTTCATCCCGAATCGCTTTAAAATAGAGCAACACCATGCGAAATGAAAGGTCTAAACGATACCGATGTTTCCGAAATACGATACTGTTAGTGTTTATCTCGGTAAAACTCATTGTTCATTCTTCCGCAATTCTGTAATGGACTGTAAGTACTTGTCGCGATAATCGGAAATATCCGTATGTTGTTCTACGTTAATCATGATTTTAGCGACAACCTTAGCAAATACCACCATAGAATCATTGCAAGTATGATATAGTTCCTTGCCAGCATCCTTACCAAACATGCCATCAAGTAATTGATAAAAGCGTTCCTTAGCTTCAATCTTATATTTGTTCTGAATATCATCGTACATTCGCAAATAGCGTCGTTGTAGGACTTGTTTCTTATGATCTAACGCCGTCATTGGTTCATTAATCATATCTTTTTCCAATTGAGCTTCTTTATCAGTTAACTCAACGGAGCGGTGTTGCAAGTCTTGTTGCAACTTAACTTCGGCCATCTTAATGTCGTTATATTGATCTGTAAAAACAGCAAATGATTTATCCGCAAAGCTCACCGTGTAACTCTTATCACCAATTTCAAAAGTCATGCTGTCACTAGGAACCTCTAATTTAATTACATCACTCATGCTGGTACCTCCTAATATTTTTAATGCTATGTATGACGGATCGCTCCGTCACTTGCCTACATACTCTTTACAATAGCGCCATCGCTAGTAGGCAATGATTGAACATTTGATGGCGCTGTTATTTTGACGGATTACCGTTGTCAGTTGGCATATTGGCTTTAACACCAAGAATAATTGCATTCTGACAAGGTGTATCTTTCAATGCTTCTGTCATAGCAGCTGGGTCGCTTGCCTTGATTACTGCGGGAGTAGCGTTGTACGTCATCGTTACCTTGAAACTACCGTTATCATCCGCAGCGCCACCACCATCATCAATGTCAGAGAATGTTCCCATACCTGATTCGATTGCATTAGGTGTTAATGAACCATCTTCTTCTTGTACCCATTGGACTTTACGGAACATCCGTTCACGTAAGCCACCAGTTTTTTGTTTCATGTCGGCAATATCATCTTGGGCCGGGTTCCCAATTGAACGATCACCAGAAATATCATACGATGACGTTACCCCAGTAACTGTTTGTCGTTCTTGGCCACCACCATTGTAGTAGGCAGCAGACTTCTTCTTATCAGTATATTTAGGCGTTACAGTCGTAATCCCATCACCTAAATATAACCAGTTGATCGTCTTATCTGCCGCAGTTTTTCCTACCCAATATTCATCTAAATAGTTTTCTTGAATTGACCCCTGGACGTTTCTGTCGTTCGGGTCAGCTGTTGGTGTTGTTGCATCAGCCATTTTGCATTCCTCCTAAATTAAATAATTACTTGTACACTAAAAGCGCCTTGATAGACACCATACTTTTGAGCATCTTGACCATCGTCATCCTGAACAGTGGCTAGAAACTCCGGTGAGGTTGTCATCTTAGCGCTTATGAATTTGAAACTTCCGTTCTCACTTTTGATTGATATCGGCGTTGCATTCTCCATGATGTCCATAATGGCACTGAGAGTGTTAATACAAACAATTCCGTGTGGATGTTTAGCAGTGATTGCAAATGCAAAACTACGACGGCGGCGACCGTCATAATATCGCGTTGCCGGTCCAGCGGGTTGCAATGTATAACTCAGTGACATTCCAGGAGCATAGTCATTGCCAAGTGTTAACGTATCAAACAGCTTAACGTTAGCACTAATATAATTAGCAACCCGAACATCCAGATCAAGGTCAACTTGACTCACTACGTCGCCCCCAATCCGTGTGCCACGAGCGCTGCCCAATTGTGACCATTAACCAAATAGGCTTTATCAACCCAACCCTTTTGCGCTAACGCATGCTTAGTGTGGTTATAATTCAAAGGCCGATTCGTCACTACTTTGTGATAGCCTCTCCGCTGACCCATTGTATCCGGTGCCTTCACCATTACTTTACCACCGTACATATAGGCCGCATACGGCTCTGTCCAAACAATAGTAACGCCAGTACCGGTTTGAATTCTAGATACATGGCCAGCTAAATAACCATTTAGAAATGGCACATATTGGTCAGAATCACGCACAATCACATCTGCTAGTCGGTTTGTCAGCACATTAAGATTATTCAAACGTGTAACTAATGGTGACAAGTCTACTTTGTTAGTCATTGCAGCACCCCTTCCCAATGATGAACATGCGTGCTGAAATCATAAATAGGATCAAGACTCTTCACGATTAATGATTGGTGAGTACTTTGTACTTCAACTTTGTCGTTAAGCTTGGGCAACCTATCTAGTGGCGCTGAATTAGCTGAATCAATAATTAATGTGTAAGCCCCAGTGACAACCTGTGCACTAGCATTACCACCAACGGATTGAACCGACACTGAGGTTGCAGGTTCGACCCGTACATGTCTAATCGTGTAGTCATCAGATCCATTACTATCTGAGCTGGTAATCCATGAATCCTGTTTGGCTTTATTAGCGTCGTAGGGTGTCACTTTAATGGCATCATCTAACAACTCGATGGGAATCGGATCAATAATACCATCCATTTAGTGCACCCCACGATACAATAGGCCAGTTGGTCGTAAGTAGTTGATTGCCGCATTGGAGCGTTGTGCCGTACCACGTGGCAGCGTTGTGGGCGCTGACTTCTCATAACTAAATTTGCCTATCGTTACATGACTGATCCCTTTAGCAGATTGTTTAGCGTTAGCTAGTTCTTCAACCCCACCAGAATCAATAAACCATTCAATCTGAGCGCAGACAGCCTTTTTCACGTTGATTCGGTCAGCATCAAGTGGCAAATCATCAAGACTATGCGAATCGAAATAATAATTTGCGTATTGATTTACCATCTCTTCGGCCCGCATTTCCAAACGTTCAAACTTAATATCAGCTGGTACCGTCTCACCAAAATAAACATTATCGTAAAAATCTTGATCTACTATCGGCATCCAATCACCTCTAACCAGCAGTTACATTGGCACCATCAGTGGTTGCTGTAGCTTTAACATCTTGTGGATCAGCGGGCTTAGCAGCAAGAACCGTAAATCCGGGAACATCTACCTTGTCACTCGTTTGACTACCGTCCACATAGGCAACCTGATAGTCACCAGTAGCAACAACTGTGCCAGCTGATAAGCCAGTAATTGCCACACTGGTTGCATCACCAGTTGCAATTGCCGTTTCATTGCCCTTCTGATAAGCATTCAACACTTTAGCCATTCTACATTCCTCCTAAATTTAATTGCCTACTTTGCTGTGATCCTCGCACCGTCATTCGTAGGCACTGCTTTAACATTAGACGGTGACATTATTTTGACGGCGTATCAGATGCCACAGCTTTACCCTTATTGGACTTTTTAACCGTAGCATCCTTAGTGCTGGTTACGTTTTGGTTAATAACAGTACCGCCTTCGACATCGAATGGATTAATGACCAACAACTTAGTGTCATCATAGATTGCAACACCATAGTGTTCATCGGCATTAAACTTAGTGATCTTATGATCCATATCGCGACCCTTTTCAGAGAGAACATTCCGCTTCATGTAGGTACGCATTGCACCCGGCTTAACTGCCAAGGCGGAGCCTTCTTTGATTTTACGCGACCGCACAATTTGCCATCCGAGTAATTCACCAAATGTGCCATTAATCAAGATGTTGTCACCTAAATCAGTTGCTCTCGTCCAGTTCTCAGCAGCAGCCTTACGTAGTTTATTGACATCTTTAGGGTTCATAAACAATACGCCGGTGGTCGGTGAATCATCTTCTACCGCATATTCACTCGTATCATCATTAAATGCAGCTTCAATTGCATCAACCATATCCAATGACGTAACATCAACGCCAGTACTTAGCGTAAGCCGTGCTTTCATTGCAGTAGCCAAGATATCATTGTCAATCTTAGATGCGATTGCCATCGTAATTTGTCGCTGACCTTCGCCTACTGGATCTCCGTATCCGGATAGAGCGGCTTCGTCAGTAATCTTGACACCTTTACCTGCTTTCTTAATCGTGAACATGTCGGTATCTGTTGCTAGGCTGGCATAATCAATAGCGCCACCTTCATCGACATCCGTCGCATCTCCGATATACTTGTATCGAGGTACGGTTACATCAGTGCCTGGTCGACCTTCAAGTGTAGTGTCAACAGGTGCAATAGCACTAAACCGGATTGCCTTAGGCAATTTAGCACTAATCATCGCAGTCATAACTTGTGGATCAATCAGGTTATCTAATACAGTTGTTTCATCTGCCATGTGTTATTTCCTCCTAATTATTTGTTAGTTTTGTAACAGCTTGCTTGTAAACATCAGGGTGCTCTAGTTTCAGTTTTGCAGCTTCACCATAGCTAATCTTTGACAAATCTGGCACCGCAACGTTACCTTGACCACCACTAAGGTTTTGACCAGCAACTGCCGTTCCTTGTGCTGCTTCTACACCCTTAAATGCTGGGTTACGCTCTAAGACACCAGTTAAAGCTTCATCGATTGTTTTCACACCATTAGCTTTACTTGCTAAGTCAGCCTTAGCGAGCGCCAGCGCATCACTTAAATGATCAGTATCAACTCCTTGTTTAAGAGCAGCTACTTGAGCTTCTGCAGTGTCAGCACGACTGGTTTCTTTTGCAAGCTTACTGGTAGCCTTGTCTAACTCACCGGATTTAGCCTCCAATGCACTCTGATTAGCCGCCACATCTTTATTATGTTGTTCAACGACACCTTTCAAGTCATCCTCGTTATCGAACCCCAGTGACTTTAATAATTCGGTACGCGCTTCTGTGGCTACCTGCTCAGTATCAATTGGCGTAGGAGTCGGTACTGGATCAGTAGTCGGCACTGGTTCAGGTGTTGGAACTGGATTATCTTCTGCCATATTTATTACTCCTCTCTAAATTAAGGTATAAAAAATAAGCCTTTTAACGCCATGCTAAGGGCACTACTGTTTTTCTCGATTGTATTGACGTACTAGCCCATGCTTGTTAACAAACTGACGAGTAACTGACTGACGACGGCTCACTAATTCTTGTGCAGCCGTAATATCACTTTGATCGCCAAACTTTTTAGCTGCTATCAGTTTACGCTTAGCTTTTCGCACCTCACGTTCAAGTCGTCGCTGAGTTTGTTCTAATTGATACCTAGCAGCATTGTCATCATCTGACTGCTGTGGCACTGGCATTGAACCGTAGCCTTCGATATATGGAATCGTATAATGTCGGCAATTAATGCCCCCCAATGCCAGTAATCGTACCGTATCCCGTTGTTGATTCGAAATCTGGATACTTGTCTGTATTACCGTTCAAAGAATAAACATGGTCTTGATACTGTAAGTGGCTTGGACGGCATCCAATATGTGAACTAACTTTAACTAACGAACCATACTGGCGATACCTAAGTAACTCTGTATCATTCGTAGCACTATTAATACTTGAGTTAACCACTGTCCGCACATAGACATCTGGTGACCATTTTCGACCAGCCTTATCAACGAGTGCGGGTACACCTTGTTCTGCCCATTGCTCACTAGCTTTAGCTATTGCTTTGATAGCAGTTGTACCACTATCAATTGATCGTTTTGCATCACCAACAATTCCCCTAAACATCTGATACGCGTTAGCGCTCATATTACGTCTAGCAAGGTTCAGATAATTATCCGTCTCTGTTAACTGGTCATCAACAACTTGCTTAAACTGTTGCGAATCCTTGATTGAATCCACTTGCTTTCCAGTAACCTTTTTAAGCCACTTTTCAGCTTGTTTGACATTATCTTGACTAATTGTACTAAGTCTTGTGTGCAATTGCTTAGACGCATGCTGTGTAGGCGAGACAGTTATTTTAGCAGCATATTGCCTAACATCATCTGCATGATTAAGTAATTCGTTTATCCATTCATTATCGGTATCATCATGTTTAGATGCTTCATTTCCTATCAGGTTGATAATGAAAGACCAAATCAAATCTTCAACATTAGCATAGTTGTTAGCATCTTCATCCGAATATCCCGATAAATCCCATGGTTTAAGCATTATCCTCACCATCTTTACCGTTACCACCGACAACATCTTCAATTGAACCTTCAGCGTTTGCTATTTCTACATTGATTTGGTCAAGAACCTGTTGAGCCTCAACATCAGTAATTCCATTGGCACGTTTAATTGCTTCCAGCTGTGTCATAACGGGGTGATTACCATTCGCCTTCATGTAATAATCCAAATTGTCATTCCGGTCTTTAGCAATCGAATCATCAAAGTTAACAGAAATATCAATATCTGTTTGACCTGAATATTGAACATTGGAATCATTTTTAGCCAGCTCCACAATAATCTGGCAAATATGTTCAATTGCTTCTCCAATCAACGTTTCATGACTGTTTTTGGATTGATACGTATCACTATTCTCACTGATTACCGCTGTCGCTGTGATAACACCCTGTTTGCTGTCAAACGTAAACATATCTGCGCTGAAACCAATTTGTGAAGAGTAGAAATGCAACAAATCATTGATGCCTGCCACAATTGCCTCATTTCGCAGTCCTAATGTAATATCAGTCGGTTTCGCTGACTCACCATCACCGCCACTCATTGTCGTGTTGTATGCCATGTAGACATCTTCACTCCAATCAACATAATACCGTGTTTTACCGGTTTGTGGGTCAACTTCACGTTTCAATTGATTTGCTGGTGCGACAATACGCCGTTTTCCTTTGACAAATTCTTGGAATAACAAATCATATGCTTCATCTAACTGGCGCAACGTGTCTATGGCGTTAGCATAGATAGGAATACCCAATGGACTGTCAATGTGCAAGTTATTAGCTAAATTAGGTTTTAAATAGATAAACGTTGGTCGTGAATATAGGCTTTTGGAATACCTGGTTGGCTGCGGTGACATGTTTTTGAACGCATCTGGCAAGTTACTCCAATCATCAATCTTCACACCCAAATCATCATTGCTATTGGTCGTACTCTTGTAGACCTCGTTAGTCACGACATAGTCTGTATCGGTTTCTTCATGCCATTCCAATAACGTATAGTAATGACTGTCACTCATGAATTTGGAGGCAATGACAGCTTCACTGACACCATTAGCATCTGACGTGATTGGATAGAATGCATCAGCGGTAGCAAATCGAATCTTAACTTTACCACGATCGGTATATAGACGAATCACAATGCCACCAGTTGCGAACATATATTCTAAGTAACGTTCAAAATTGTTATAAAAATGATTGTCCTTCAAGGCTTGCTGTACGAACTGATTCTCAACCGTTTGATAATCTTCTGGCGATGAGGGATTATCAGGATGCTTCGCGTTCTTTGGGCTAACAGTAATGACAGCCTTTTGATTGAATACTAAACTTGCCATCTTCTTGGCGGCAACTTGTCCCATGTTTAATGACATCTTCTTGCGATCCAAGTAAGAATCGTCGGGTAGCTTTTTTTGTATTTTCAACCATTCCGGTGTTGATTGATAAATACTAAACCACTTAGCAATCAATCCATACTGAGTATCATCCGCCATTACCTTCTTATGATCAGTTACACTTTGCAACTCAGTAGCTAATCCCATTTTGACTAACACCTCCTTTATCCAATCATGTATTCTGTTAAACAAGGCTAGTAACCTCCCTTGTATTTCTTCGTAAAGTAATTAGCAGCGTATCGGCACTCGTCCATTGCATGGTTATTAGCATCGACCGGCTTGCCAGTTGTTTCATCGCGCACATACATACCAAGTTCTTTAACAAAGTGATAATTATCATAGCTCTGATTTGCTAATCCACTATCCGGCGTATCAACCAAGACAAACTGACCGTCTGTAATCAATGATTGTTGCCGCTGAATGCCGACTTCAATTCCTTTAGAGTTACCAACATGATCATGCCCGTTGTTATCCGCCTTACCAGCCTCGATGCCAACCTTCATTAGCTCTTGCCGTAGTGCTAATGAAGCGGGGTCTACTAACACCATTGAGTAGTGCAATTGGTATGTGTTAACACACCACAAAATAAATCTTCTCAATTCTGTGGCATACGTACTCATCGCCTTTGTTTGTCCCGTTTCCGTGCCACTATGATAATAATTGGCAACGCGGTTTAAAACAAACTTAAAACGTCCATCAGGTTGACGGACGCGGGTAACAATATTGCAACTCATTGTTGTGGCATCATCTTGACCAGCATCACCAGTAAAGTACATTTCTACTGGCTGCCCAATTAAGGTATGGTTAGTCATACTGTCTTGGTCAAACTGATCATAGATAATTCCCTGTGGCATGACTCTTAATCCTAACCAATCGCGCTTGTACAGATATGGATTTTTCTTTAGCTGTGTCTCCATCTCAGTCAAACGCTTGGTTGTCATCACTGGGTTATCTGACATCCGCCAATGTAACCAATGCGCATCACGCTCATCAAAGAATTTGATAATTGGGTCTTGTGGTGCTGGTGGGTTAAGGTCAGCAAGATGATAACGATACTTAGCTGCGGCTGTCCGCCGAAAGGTTTCGTCAAGGAACTCGCTGTTTAACAAGTTGATTTCAGAGTACGCGACTGAACCTAATGACATCCCGCGGATAGCATTGGCACTGTTTGACTTGGCCCCACCTTTGAAGTAAATCTTCTTTTTTCCACTCGGTAGGTCTAAAGCTAAATGGTCGCCACCACGATCGCGCCTCAAATGACTAGCACCATCAAATATATAGGCTAGTCCCATTCCATCGCCTTCGATAAACAAATTATAAGCAAGCTCCTGGTTATAAGCGCTAACTAAATGGTTCTCGTCCACTGTTGCCAAATAAAACAGTGCTAGTCGAGCATCATCAGCTGCTGTCTTACCGGCACGAATTGAACCCTCATTCACATCAAACAGATGGTCGAATGGAGAAAAAATAAACGTTGCCTGTTTCTTACCATATTGAATACTACTTAGTGGTGTTTGCATCGACTTCTTCCTCCTTTGGCACTAACTGTTGTGCTCCTTTAGCTAAAGCTTCAAGCAATGGATTTACATGACCAACGCCTTCAAGTTCATTAGCCTTATGACTACTAATACGTGCCTCAGCTTTCGCTTTATCAGTTTGTGCTTCATTAAGCTGTTGGAAACTTTGATCACGGTATGCTTTTGGTTTACGATTACGTAGCCAAAATATAGCTGCATTAACATCAGGTGGAAATTCATGAACATTTTCAGTCTGCTGAATGCGCTTATATTCCTTTACTCCCGCAATGGCAGCGTCATCAATCTCTTTCTTAGAGGCCTCTGGGTGTTTTAATTTCCAAGCATTGCTAAAACGTCGCCTTTCCATATCAAGTACGTCATCGTCTTTATGAACCATGCGATACATCTTGTCGGTTGTCGTGGTTCCCATAGCACGCTTTAATAGTGCATTCTCAACTTGCCGGTCTACAACATCCTTGCCTTTTCCTATGGTGTCCGAAATGTCCGAAAACCTTTTTTTCCATGCGTTCAGCGTCGAGCGGCTAATCCCCATGTTATGCGCTATCTGCTCATCAGTGAGACCGTCACGAGCCCAGCCACCAATTCGGACAAGTCCATCAGGAGTTAACCATTTTTCATACTTAGCCATTACATACCACCACACCTCCGTCTAATTGATATTTTCAGCGTCTAACGCTTGAGTAAGATGTCCTTAACCAATAGCCACGTTTCAGGTAAAGCCTTGACGTTTCTGCCCGTAACAATGGTACTAACTCGGCCTCCATCATAATATCCAACATCTTTATAATTGATTGGCTTTAAATAATTAATACCTCGTTGTCGTCTCATTCCCCGCATGTTGCACCTCCTTATTTTTATCCAAACGAAAAGCGCCATGCTGTTTAGCACGACGCTTGATATCTTTATATTCTTTTCTGAGTTATTTCAATAAGTTCATTTATGGATGTAACTACTTCTTCTAAGCCATAAATTATAGGATCTATTTTATTTTGTGAAGTGTAGTGCTTTACGCAACAAGTTATTGCTTTTTTTATAGGTAAAAAATCTTTACTATTTATATCTTCTGGGCTAAGCAGGACAGACTTGGTGTTGAAATCTCTTTGAAATTCTAAAAATCTTACATTAAAGAGCTGATTTAATCTATGCTTATTATTAGTATAAGCTCGTCTTTTTTTTATTCCTTTTAATTCCTTGTTAGCATTTAAATGTGCAATCAAAATATTTGTATCATCTCGAAACGAGATGATTATTGATAATAATTCACTTAAATTATTGATTCTACGTTTTTCTTCAAATTGATTTTTACTTTCATCTATTTGTCTTTCAAATTGGCTTTTACTTTCTTTTAGCTGTTTAAGTATTGACCAAATTGTCACAAAAACAGTTGTGGGAACAGTAATTACAGCACCTAGATATCCACCCCAAAAACCTAACCAACCATCATCTGATCCTCCACTAGTATTATTAAATATTGATATCATCATCCATTGAAGTATAACCGGAATAATTATAATAGCTAAAAATCCTAATAGTAATCCCCACCAATACTGTTTAACAATCTTTTTCATAATCTTCCTCCCAACTAACCTAACTATACAAAAACTCCCGCTAAAAAGCGAGAGCGGTTTGAAGGATTATAGTTTGAGCAATCAAAGAAATTCGTGAGTATCTAGGCTGCTAAACTAATAAACTACACCGGCGGCAGAGAGGAGCGCATCACCCCTTATAAATCCGCCGGCTACACAGATAGCTGGATTTGAACCAACATAGACGGTTTTGGAGACCGCCATCTTGCCAATTAGATCATATCTGCTTGATAGACGGGCGATCATATCAACTAATCAAGGAGGCAACACAAACTGTACATCTGTGCCCGTCTAAAGTGGCGATGTGGAATCGAACCACATACAGCATAATAAATACCGTATTTACCTTAATCCGCCACATACAACGGCTAGAGCTATCAGAAAAACGTTTATTTGTCGCCCTAACCAATTATCGATAATACTAATTTACCACCAATTTATTGCTATGAAGTCCGGCTTGAGTTCGGAAAAAGTTCGGTCTGAGTCCGGTTTTGATAAATATTCAGGTCTTCTAGGTAATAGCTCTGTGCAAACTGTAGCATTGCCAATGGCTTCCAGCGGTCAAAATATTGAGTCTTGCTGTAGCCAATGTCCATGTAGCACATCGTGTCGCTGTAGCCTTGCAAATATAGCCGATCTAATATCTCCTGGCACTCATGATCACACCGAGCCATGGCTTGAATAGTCTGTCGGACAATCTGCTCTGCATACAGGCGGCGTGTAATCCGATCCTCGGCCGAATTACCAGCTGGGGCCGACTTAGGCATGCCATCCATGCTAGGCGATTTTAAATCAGCGACCGAATGGCCGGACGCCCGAACTGCTTGCGGTAACTTCTTATCCAGGAACCGCCGCACCTGTTTAATTGTTTTCTCCTGGTCAATTGGTGGAAAAATTTCATCTGAAATAACTTGCTGTTCGCCCATCATGTGCCCCTCCGCTTTCATATGCTATAATTAATTTTGTAGGAATCAATCGTAGCGGCGTCAGTGATGGCGGCGCTTTTTATATGTTATACTAGCAACGGTCATTCGAGTGGTCCCGTGACTGGTCGCCTTAACAGGCGGCTTTTTGTTTACTCTCGTGATCACTCAACTCCATAATGTCAGCAATGAAGTCCTGGCCAATTTGTGCCTGTTGCTCAATTGCCGGTGCCACGCTCTAAACTTAATCATCGTCGCCATCTCCTAAATTATTTTAAACATTCCCCGAACGTTTCGAACGCCATATTTTCTGCAATTGCTTTAATAACGGGCACCGTCACACTATTACCAGCCTGCTTGTATAATTGGCTGTCACTTAATCCAGCTTCTCGCGCTCGAGTAAATGCCCAATCCGGGAAGCCTTGTAGGCGCCAGCATTCAAGCGGCGTTAATTTTCTTATCCTCAGACCAGCGAGAATGTTGGTATTCATAAGATTGCCCACCTGCTTCACTTTCGGCGGTTCACTTTCAGCAACGTACGATCCTGATCCCTGCGCTTCCCCGTAACGGGTGGTAAGGGTATTTGTTGCGTCTGCCCGGCGATTAACTTCTCGGTCGTCTTGAACGATAGGAAATACTTGCTGGGTACGTCGTCCTCTAAGATGTCCGACAATGAAGATACGTTCCCGGTGCTGAGGGACGACTTCTGCTGAGTCAAGCACTGACCATTCGACATCGTACCCGATTTCATCCAATTCAATTTGAAGTTTGAGAAAGTCAAATCCTCGATTAATACTAAGTAGGTTTTTAACGTTCTCAATGAGTAGGTAGCTGGGTCGATTCTTTTCTTCGAGGTCTCTAATAAGCCCTGTAACTGTAAAAAAGAGAGAACTACGTTTTCCGGCAGTGAATCCTTTTTGCTTACCGGCGACTGAGATGTCTTGGCATGGAAAGCCAAAGCACCAGCAGTCTGCTCTGGGTAACTCACTAGCTCTAACTGTTCGTATGTCACTTGCATTCCACACTCCTTTCACGTTATGAATTGCTTGGTAACTCTGCCGAGCGAACTTATCCCATTCAACCCAACCGACACATTCATGACCGGCTTGCTCCATGCCCAGGCGAATACCACCAACGCCTGCAAACAGATCCAAAAATTTCATCTAATCAGCTCCCATTATTCTGTCATAAACACACTAAGATTTAACATTTCTTTCCCAGGGCTATCTAGTTCTGTTTTTGTAATGTCATAACAGTATCTTCTGTTTACGTTATCAACTTTTTTAATGAAATCGTTAGCTTTTTCCATTGTTGAAAAAATACCCACAATTCCATAATCTGCTGTGCCGAACCCGCTATCATCACGATCAACTACGTATAATTTCATAATTACTTACCGTCCTCTTTGGTTGATTTTTTGTTTGCTTCGGCATGTTGCTTCATGCGCCGGTGCTTCCGTTTAATCGTTGAACGTTTCTTAGTGTGTTTAGGCATAACTCACAATCCTTCCGGTACGCGCTCTTTAATGTACGTGTCAAACTGTCGTTCAATTTCATGACTCTTTCTGGCTAACTGATCCACTGTTTTAATGTGCTCACTACCAGTCCGGATTAAATACCCACGAAGCCAGTGCAATGCGTCCTCGACGTTTTTACAGTGTGCTAAGGGTGCTTCTACTAGCCGATTAATACCAGACTTTTCATCGTAGCTAGTTACCGGATGACCATGGCTGTCTAATGACATCCTGTTAACCTTAACTTCGTATTTGTCACTAGTCAGATGATACTGGTCAATTTTCATATCAATCATGTTTATTCGTCCTCCGTAATTTCATCTATTTCTACTCTAGGATTTCGTTTATCAACGGCAAATTCGTCCTGGAATCCTGTGATGTGCTTTCGATTGTCGTTGCCTAAAAGTCCAGCCTTCATAAAGCCGTCAAGCACAAACTTTTTAGCAAACGCGATATTATCCGCATCTTTCCGGTTGTTCTTCGTGTACCACGTAAATTTAAGCTTGCAAGGCCAACTGAATTCTACTCCAGAATTACGACTAGCCTGCGCATATACACTACATAAGGCCGTGTACCGCTTCTTTAGGTTAGCTGCGGCGTATCTGTTGGCCCGTTCAGCCTTGATGTACTC